TAGTACCGGTTCTATGTGGATATCTAGTAGTCAACAAATACAAGTAAATAGTTCATCATTATATATTTCTGGATCTGGATTAGGAGGAAGTTGGTTATATCAATCAGGAAGTGGGTTATTTAATCAGTCATATTTTAATCAATCATTTTTTAGTCAGCCCGGATTAGGAAACTCAGAAGATTTTTCATATCGGCCAACCGACTTAAATATTGATGTTACAGATGCAGTTAAACTATGGATAAGTGGCAGCGGAGGCCGTTTAATTGATAATAATGGATTCTTATTAAGATTTTCTGATGCAGATGAGCTGAATAATTTAATAACAGGATACATAAGATTTTTTAGTAGAGAAACTAATACTATATATGTTCCTAAATTGACAATGTACTGGGATAACAGCACATTTACAACGGGATCGTTAACTGCAGTAGATCTAGAATCATATTCGGCATATACCGGCGTTAAACCGCAGTATAAAGATACGGAGATTGTTAAGATACGATTGTTTTGTAGAGATAAATATCCTAGAAAATCTCCTACTAATTTAGCACCATATCAAACCGTAAAATATTTACCGGAAACTACGTATTATACAGTACTAGATGCCGCAACAGATGAAGTCATAATTCCTTATGATAATATTTATAATAAAGTAAGTTGCGATTCTACTAGTAATTTTATTTATGTTGATATGAATGGATTTATGCCAGAACGTTATTATCGTTTAGAATTCAAAATAGTAGATGGTTTTACTGAACAATATATAACCGATTCAGTTTATTTTAAAGTAGTCAGATAATATTATGCCAAACATTCCAATATCTATATCTAACTTACAATCTAGAAATATTGATCGAATAAATGAACCTGTTGAATCAGCGGGTATCGGTTTAGATTTTCAAGGTAATGCTACAGATTTTACTCCCTTGACTAATATTGTTGTAACAAAACCAAAAGAAGAAATTATTTTTGAAACTGTGTTACCTGAAGTACAACGGGAATTAATTGTAAGATATGATAATAATTTAACTAATGTTTCAAATTATTCATATGTGCATGATCGTGATGCAGCTGGTAATATTATATTTACCGAAAATGCTACTGATAATCAATTATTAATAATCGAGCCTATTACATATCGATTCGAAACTGAATTTATCAATAAATCAATTAATACAAGATTTTCATATTTTAGATTTCCAGCAACATCGATTGCGTCGATTGATGTTCTGCAATTAAATTCTATAGATAGTAAATTTAATTCGGCAATTTCTGAATTAAATGTATATGCACAAAATGAAACAGATCAAATAACTGGGGCTGGTTTATTTGATAATTTTGATCAAAATATTCGCGGCGTAGTTGATCCGGAGTTTGCGGCAGATATTGCATCAAATGCAATCGATGCGGCACCGTTTAGTGATATTTATCAAACTTCTGGTAATT